CCATCACCTCGAGCTACGTCTGCTACTACCATGTAGTTTCTAGTATAGTCCGGAGATTCCCACACCCACAAGTTATGATCTACTCCGCGTCTTTCCAAGGGATCTTTAACATACGTGCTGATGATAAATTCTAATTGTTCTGGGTAGAATACAACATCACCTGAGGTGTTAAAGTCACAGTCACATTCTTGTGCTACTAACCTTGGGTCTCCAAGGTATTCATCTTGCTTTTTCCTCCAAGCCTCATCACGTTCAGGGTGAACGTACCATGGAAGTTTAATGGGCAAAAAATCATTTTCTTGTGATTCTGCTCTAACCCATGTTTGGTGGAACCAGTTACCAGTACCATATGGAGTAGACAATACAATTGCTCCTCCACCGGTTGCTAAGGTTTGTTGAGCAGATGCCCATATTTCACCAATTCCTTCAATGAAAGCTGCCTCGTCAATTAATAGCAAAGATACTGCTTCGGATCGACCTGCATCGCCAGCTGCTGAGACTGCTTTAATTTGAGAGCCATTACTTAATCGTAATGTTAATTTATTATTTTCGTCTGCAGGTACTTTTAACCAAGAAGGTAAATTTTCAAACATGAATTTTACTTTCGTAACCATGTTTTTAGCTGTTTCTTGTTTAGTAGCTATACAAAGAACGTTTTTGTCCTGTTGAAACAACATTATCCACAATGAATAACCTGCTGTTAAGGTTGAAATCCCCAATTGGCGAGACTTAAGTACTATGTTGTATGGATTATCTCTCCACAAACGTAATACTTTTTCTTGAAAAGGATATAAATTAAATTGAATTCTGCCTCGAGTAGGGTGTTGAATGTAGCAGTATTTTTTCATAAAGTGAGCCGGATCTTGGGCGCACTTTAAGTATTCATCCCTAATTATTTGTTTTAAGTCTTGAGACATAACTAATTAGAAATTTTATACAAAATCAACTGGGTTTTCAGGGGTACCAAGTTTAGGATTTTTTGTTTTTGTACGGGCAACCTTAATAGCATCTTGCTTTTGTTGTGGGGTCAATCTATTAGGGTCACCAGTTACATCTATTGTTTCTTCATTTAACATTTCAACAATAGCTTTTTCTATTTGTTTTTTTAATTCTGAGCGTTTCATTGGTATAGTTTGGGTATAAATATTAAAACCCTAAGTAACCTTTAATCTGTTCAATTCTTTGTTCTGTAGTGCCTGAAATAATGCCAAGGTTTTTTATATTGTGAAGATTATCTTTAATAGTGTATTTAATAGTTTTATCAATTAAATCACGATAATTAGCATCTGTTTCTCTAACACCATTATTTTCTATTTGAACACCAATGGGAGAAACATAAAAGATATAATCATAATCCTCAATAAATTGACTAGCATACTGAATAAATTTTATTTTTTCTGCACCATCAATTGATTTAGCACATTGAGCAAACGCCATAACATCAATTACTGTTCTATCAGTAATAACATTTTTTCTCATTAATTCAGAACAACGTTCTGCTAAGAATATTGTTTGACCTTTTAATGTACTATCAGTGTTTAATGGAATACCTAAATCACGTAAGTATTTACTACGTTCAGTAGCAAAGAAATAATCTTTAAATTCAGGTAATTCTTTTAAAGCATGTACTAGTGTAGATTTACCTACAGACATTGTTCCACAAAAACCTATTTTCATACTTGTAATATAATAAAAAATTACGATCTAGCACCTTTACCTACACTACTTTTAAACCAAGGCAATCCAACTCCATCACGTTTTGCTTTATGGTGACTGTCTTTGTCATGTTGGAAACCATTAATATAATATTCTTTTTTACCATTTGGATGAATTACAGCTGGTCCTTCCCAGTTATGTAATTTTCCATCTTTCATGTAACGAACTGTACCATCTGTTGATGTGTACTTTTTAGTTTCTAGTGTTGGGTCTAGTTTATATTTTTTTTCTTCCATATGTTTTATTTTATTAAACTTTCAGCTACATATATTCCTTGTGCTCCACTTACTGTTATACCACGAGCAGATAAAGCATCACCTACAAAATGTACATTTGGGTAATCTACTAATGCTAAGTTTTTATAGTCTACTAATGGTTCAGGAGACAAATATTTTACTTCAGGAATATACATTCCCCAATCATCACCAAATTCAAATACTTTGTTCATTTGATCAATGAAGTTAAGAATATAATCAGCATATTCACCCATTGATTCTTTAAAGATATCTAATGTGTCTACTTTAAGTGCCATTACCCATTCATTTTCAGATGTTTTACTTACCATCTTATCTTTGTCAGGAGAATACAAAATTAGTCATATCGTTTCTAAATTCTTCACCTTTTTTAGCATGACCGTTGTAACTAATATCACCATATGTTTCCTCTACTGCTACGTAAGCCGCGTTATTATTAGTACAGAATGAGCGTAATGACACATTATCAAACTTTTGATATAGTTTAAAATCATAACTAATATCAATTAATTTTTGGAAGTATTTTTGTGGTGCTTCAAAACGTACTCCAATCTGGACTGATTTAGCTTCGTTAGGTAATTTATAATCATCTGCTAATTTTTGAGCAAAGTCAATACCTGATTTACCTACAGCAAATATTAAAGTATCATATGATATAATATGGTCAGCGTATTCTGGTTTACGATATTCATATTGTATTTCTGAGTTAGTAAAGTCAATGTCTTTTACTTCTGTCTCCCATAAAAACTTTACTCCTTTATCAACTAAATACTTATACCAAGCAACTGCAATTTCATGTAGATAATTTGAACCAATATGCCATACTGGGAATAAACGTAATCCAAAATATGGTTTAATAAAGTCAGGTTCTGCTTGTGGGTCAGAGCAAAATATTTCTTCTGGTTTAGGATGGAAACGTCTAAAGTTACTAATAACTTGATCCATTAACTCCATTGCTTTCTCTTCACCACAGTATTTTGATAATACACCTCCGATTGCTGTATGGTAAGTCAATTTACCATCACTCCATCCACCTGCACCTAACATACCTGTCATTACTTCTTCAGGTAAGCGGTTATGTGGGTCATTACCTTTGTCTATGATTGTGATTAAGTTACCAGGGTAACCATTGTCAACTAATTTGGTAGCTGCGTTTATACCTGCTACTCCTGCGCCTATAATTACTATTCTTTTATCCATTCAGGTTTATTATTTAATTTTTTCCAATCTAATTGTTTAACTTTTACTTTATCATTAATATAAAAATTCTTATATGCTTCCACAGTATTTTCTTTCCTAAATTCTTCAGGCATACATTGTGGTGGTTCTGCAAATCCGTTGTCTGGTAGGTTAGGTTCGTTTTGTTCTAACCAATGTAATACTGCTTTAGTAGCGTGTACTTTACCATAGCGCTTTTCAAATTCATTACAAATTTCTAATCCATGTTTTACAAGCCATCTGTAGTGGTGAATCGATTGTCTTGTCCAAATTGTAGAAGGATGATTTTTATGAGCACGTTTATAAGGTGCTGTTGAATCTGTTTCCCAATGTGCAGTACAACACATTTGGGCACTTTCAATTTGCATTTTACGAATATGATCATCTGCTAATTCTTTAGCAGCAATCACGGGATCGGGATTAATATAAAATATATTCATACTTTAAATATACTAATTTTATTTTAATTTTCCAAATAAAAAGGCTCCAATCTTGCGATTGGAGCCACAGCTTCCACAGTTGTTAGTTTTTAAGTTTAAGCGACAGGCTATGAATCTGTCTATACGTTAATTTATACACTTTTTGTTTTGAATATCTTCTAGACTTGTAATTTTAGTTTCGGGATAAAATTTATAATAAGATATACCTCCTAAAGTTTGAGGAGTAGGATCTACTTTTTCTTTAGTTCTTAGCATTAAAAATTCAGGGTGTGCTGATGATACATAAAGAGAAGCATTGTCTTTTGAATCTTTTAGTGTTTTAAAGTATTTAGAATCTACATTCTTTAAACAAAATGCTTTTTTAGTTTCTTGTTCAGCTTTAGTAGTTTCTGAGCCAGTTAATGGGAGCACAATCGCCACATAAAACATTAATTTTTTAGTGTCAGGAAGTTGGTTTGCTATGTGTCCAAAATCTATACCTTGTTGAACGTTATCATCTACAAATAACATTTTTTCTCTAGATAAGATTTTTTCCAATTCATACTTAGATTTAAAATATACTCTTATACCAGGCTGTTGACGAGAGCTTTTTATTTCTTTATCATTAGTATTCCAAAGCTTTTTAGCTTCATTTTCTACTCGTTTCAACATTTCTGGGGAGTCTATTAGTTCTTTGTAATTAGGAACTAGCATGTCTTCCCAAGAAGGAAATTTCTTTTTATTGAGTTGGATAACTTCTACGCCAGGGTAAAGATCCTTTGCTACGTTTGCTATAAATTCAGATAACCCTTCAGATGAACCTAAATAATACACCACATCAGGGGCTTCACCAAAATTTCTAGAAACAAATGAACTTAAAGAATTAGAAATAGTTTTTCTTAATTCTTCTTTATCTACATTATTTAGTTTCTTTAAATCATCAGCTGCTGCTTTGATTTCTTTACCATTTCTGTATTTAGGGTTATATTCAAAGGTATAATATACTGTATTTCCTTTACGGTCAATATCACCATTAGTGGTAATTAGCAGATCATTGGGGTTATTTTGAGGGGAAATTTTTAAGATACCCTCAGATTTTCTTACTCCTTCATTAACTAATTCTTTAAATATATCTATTAATTTCATTTTAATTAATTTGGTTCTACAATATTAACATTTTCTTTGGGGACCCAAACTACTAAATTACCATCATGCATGCCACCACGTGCTTGGATGTTTCTTTTTTTTAAAAATTCTATTAACTCATCACGAACATCATGAGTATAGCTCCATCCAAAAACATCAAGATGTATTCCTAAACCTATTCCTTCTACAGTACGTGGTATAACACATAATAATTTTTCAATTTCTTTCCTATCAAATAAAGATTTAGATTGATAATCTTTTAAAAATTCTTTAATAATGGGGTTATCTTTAGAAAAAACATACCCATAAAGTTCATAACCAGTAGGGCGACTATCATCTTTTTTAAAATGAGCAGTAATTTTATTACTTACTGGTTTAAGGGTAATTTCTTTAATGGTAGGAGTAGATTTTATTTCTTCCCACTCAGTTATGCCCCAATTCTGTTCATTTTGATGGTCATTACTAAATTTATCTAATGAATCAACTATAGCTACATCTCCTTCTGGGTCTGGGTAAATATAGACTTTATTTAGTGGGGATGAAAAATTACCTAAAAATTTAATGGTAATGCCGTTATCTATAAATTCTTCAAGAGAGCCTCGTAAAATAAAGCCATATGCCTCATTAAGTACTAGGGTTAGTGCATTTTTAAATCCTAAAGAGTTTTTAGAAATATCTTTTTGATCAATGATTGCAGGAAAAGGTTCTAATTTGTATAATTCAACAGATTCTCCTGTAGGATTAACACCCATAAAGACTTTAGGGGTTCCAAATGTTGTAAGGGTAATTTCTTTAAGTAAATTAGTGAGTTTAATCATGACTATAAATATTAAAAAAGGCTTGATTACTCAAGCCTAATTTATAAAATTTTATTAATTAAGATTACTTAATAATACCAGCAATCTTTTGCATACGAATAAAAGACTCATTCAATGGCTCTTCACCCATATCCATTTCGGCTGTTACATCTGCTTCTTCAACAGGTGCTTCTTCATCTGTTTTAGTATCAGTAGTTACTTCTTTTTTCTTACCTTTATTAGCCATTTTTTCTTTTTGCTTTTCAAATTTAGCTTTGGCTTTTTTCAACTCATTAATTTCCTTTTCCATTATTTTAACTTTAGTTTCATCAAGCATATCTGCTGCTTCTTCTAAGTTTCTGAGGTTGTTGAGTTTGGTTTCACGCATTTGGATTGCTTCTTCACATTTGTTGATACGAGCATCCATGGCAGCTTCATTAGCTGCATTATCAATTTCTTTAATGTATTCTTGAATTGATTCTTTTATAAGGGAACGTAATTTTTCTACTTGCATTTTATTTAAGTTTTTGTTTGTTTATAAATATATGTGTTTTATTCTACATTATAATTGTTCTTACCAATCTTTAAGTTGGTGATTGTAGCTAAACTAACCATGCGGTATCCATTGCCTGTTTCTTTTTGGGCAATTGGGTCCCACACAGGTACTAATCCTTTAGATTCAGCATCATATGCTAAAGTACCGCCTTTTGAATATACTTTTACACTCAAACGAGCATTCATAACTCGTGTAGTACCATCTTTTTTAGTGAAGGTAACAGTAAAGAATTTACCCTTAGTACTTTTAATTAAATTTTTAGCTTCTTCTTTAGTAATAGTACCAGAAGGAGTTCCAGGTGTTTCTGCTGGTTCTTGAGGGGCATCGGGATTAAACTCTTCAGGAGTGTCCGGGGCTTCTACTACTGATAGTAGACTTGGTTTAGGAAATGTCTGTGTTTTCATCTTTGTTGCTTGTGTATTTTTCATATACTCGTTCGGAAATAGTATGGTATTTACCACAACTCTTACATTGCAGTTGTACTCTATGGTTTCCTAAAGCAGTTAATCTACGTTTAGAAAAAGCCATATCATCAGAACCACATTCAGGACATGAATATTTTTCTTCACCATTTAATACTCCAAAATGTGTTTTGTGTGGGAAATAAGAAGACATCTTGTTATATATTTTTTCAAGTAACTCAACGTCACCCTTACAATATGTAACCATATCTTCTAAAGCTTGTTTATCTTTGTTTAAAACAATGTCCTTCCATAAGTTAAAACTGGTGTGGATTTTTTCTCCTAAGCCTAAAAATTTACCAATATAATCAAGTTTATTACTATTGAATTTAAACTTAGAACGGGCTTGTTTTAAAGTATCAATTGTAACGTAATTTGGGAACATGGGGATACCATGATACAAGCAACGGGTCTTAACCCATGCTAAATCATACTTATCACCATTATGTCCTACTAATTCGTCTGCTTCATTTGCAATTTGAACAAATTGCTCTAACATTTTTTTATCGTCTTGGTTTGCATCCCAAGTTAAAGAATAAATTTTCTCATCATCAGCCCACTTGTAACAAATACAAATGATGGCTCTTTCTTTAATGATGTTATCATGACTGATGTTTTGTTTGTAACCAGCAGTCCAAAACAGGCCTATGTTAGGGCTGGTTTCAATGTCAAAAAATAGTCTTTTAATTTTGTTCATAACAAAAATGGTATTTGTGTGATATCAACGGAATAAACATACTAAACAGATTGTGGGAAGCCAAGTCTTACTCGGCTTCTTGGATGTCTTCGGCTAATTCACCAATATCGTCGTTTCTGTCAAGGTAAAAAGTATCCTCATCTGTGCCGTTAGACAAAGTAAGTTCAATGTCGTTGCCAAATGCTTTTTTAGATACTATAGTAACTGTTTCTCCTGTTTTAAATTTACCCATATCCCCTGAAAGGGTAAATTGGTCTTTTTCTTTAAATGATGAAGCTGCAGCCATTTCATTCATAACATTATTAAATTCTTCTTTAATAAGTTGTTGTAATTTAGATTTTTTCATTGTACTTTTGCTTTTTCTACATCCGTTTTACGTTCAAAACCTTTTACTCCTTTTACTTGTCGAATTTTATCCATAATGTCTTTTAAATTATCTTCTGTAAAGCCAGTTTCTTTAAACGGATCAGGATCAATTTTTACAGTAATTAAGGAATAATAATTTGGATTTTTAATAGGGGATATATCTGATTGTAGTGTATAGTCTTTAGAGGACACTATTGTAATACCTTCAATGGCTCTAATATCAGAGAGTATATCTTTTTGAGGGCGACCAGATTGTTCTGTGTCTGTATTAGTTTTAAGAAGGCCATCCAAAACATATAAGTTAGATTCTTCTTTTAAGACATGTTGAATCTCTTCTTTAATAATTTGTATAAGGCGAGATCTTTTCATTATTTATAAATTTTCAACACTAATTTGTTGTTACCTTTAACTAAACGGTGCCATTCACCCTTCGGTATAAATATTGATTCATTCAGCGAAGTCGGAAGTTGGTTTTCTAATTGTATTTTCCAATCAGTTTTACCTACGATTTCCACGATACGATCTTCTCTATCACGATGCCACTTTAATTCAATAGGATCTATATTTTCATTAAATTCACGAATGATATAGTCTTTAGTTACCTTAAGATCACGATATGGCCTTTCGGATTCATATAATTCCATATCATCTTCATCTTCTTCAGCCATCGGCTCCATGTGGCTTTCAGCCCATTGTTGTTGAGCAGCAGTTACTCTGTTGTTGATTAAGTTTTCAATAAATGCAACAAACACAGCAGCATCATCTTCTCTATACAGATTAGTTAAAAATACTTCAAAAGCAACTTTATTAAATACTCTAGCGTTGTTGTATAAATCTTCTAAAGCTTCTTGAATGTGAGTACCAATAGCAAAATCTTCTGGTTCATATTCTAATTTGTCAGCGGCAGCTGCAGTAGCAATATTTGTTTCTTTGTCTTTAGTAAAACCTTGCAATGATGCTATTTCGTATAAACCTTTAATAATTTCATGAATCAAGAATGGGAAAATTAAGCCAGTAGCTCTAATTTTTACTTTACCATCATCATCAAATTCGGCTTCGGATTCTCCACCTTTCTGTTCACCTCCACCACCACCATTTCCTCCAGCAAGCATAGCCATAAACATAGCTAAAGCTTGTTCATCATGGAAAACACCAAATACTTTCTTTAATGTCTCACCATATTTGTCTACTGAGCCGTCTATATCTGCTAGTGTTTCATTATAGCTGTCTAGGAGGTTATCTGGTACTTCATTTAAAAATTCAATAAAGGGTTTATCTAAAGCACCACGAATTGAAGCACCTTGAGTAATAGCATTAATAAGACGGCGTTTAGCAACTTCGTCATTCATAATGTCTACTTGGGGTACTTGAGGTTGGGGCGGCATTTGAGGCTCAGGCTCTCCAGGTTCCATAGGTGGAAGTTGGGCTGCTCCTAAAGTAGCTTCAATTTCAATTCCAAACTCATCAATAACAGGATACATTTTTTTAACCATCCTTACTGCTAATTGCTCCAATTGTTCTTTATATGGAGCTTCATCTTGCATAAGTTGATTTATCAACACAGCAGAACGTTGCATGATTCGCATTAAGTTATCATTACCAAGCATTCTTTCTCTTGCTTGGGCGCTTTTACCTTTTAGGTTTTGGATAGTTTCCGGGTCACGGAATATATCCTTATATTGAATTTCGTTCATGGATTATTTACCTTTTAATGATTTATATTTTTTTACAATATCAGCTATTCCTTTAGATACAGCCTCATTAGTTTCTTCTTTGTCTTTACCTTTACCCTTAGCTTTTGGCTTTGTTTTTGGAGCTTCTTTAGGTGGTTGAAAAGGATTAGGACGACCAGTACCTGGTTTAGTAGTTGGTTTTACAGGTGCAGGTGCAGTTTCTGCTTCGCTTAATACCTTAGCAATTTCTTCCTTAATTATTTTTTTAAGATCGTTGATTTTCATATTTATTTTTATTTAAATGTTTGCGTAATATTTCTTTTGTTTCTTCTAACATATGTGGATTTTCAGCTAAAAACATATTAATAGCTATTCCTTTTTCTGATTCAGCCAAGTTTTGGGCTTGTAAGGTAGCTAAAAGGTTATCAGGAGATCCTATAGGTGTAAAGGTATTGGGGGTTAATAATAAGTGGACATTGCCTGGTTGCAATACTACTGAAGCAATGTATGTTCCATTT